GAGCCGTGTCGCTCCTGTACGTACACCTCATCTGCATATAATTCCATGCGCACATGATTGCATAGTTGATTCAAGTCCATATTACCTCCAGAAATGAAGAAGCCACCATGTACGCTGTCCCGCATAGTAGGTGGCTTCAGTCTGATAAGAACAAGAGGATTATACCTGCGCATCATCCTCATTGCTAGCCTCATCAACGTCGAGGCGTACATCATTGAAATACTCCACAATGTCGACAATCGCATCATCCAGACGTGATTCGGTGCGCATCGCCATCTCTGTGAGTTGCTCAATGAGCTTCGCTGTCTCAGTTGGTGGAAATGAGCGATATTGCCAGTAGAATGCGGCGACAACTGCTGCAATTGTGAGAATCTGCATTACGTCGTTAATGTCCATGTGTTAATCCCTTCTTGAACGTTGCAATTCGATACGAACTAAAATAATCATCACGCGCTTCACCAATGCCCACTTCTTAGCAGCCGCCATGTCGTCGAACTCGTCGCGTAGTTGCTTCAATAGACGACGTAGACGCTTGCTCTCAACTTTCAATTGCGCATCTTCTGATTGCGCTTCAATCTTCTTAGGCATTATGCCACCTCTGGAGTTACAGTTATGCGAACGAATCCTGACTCGTACATATCAGTCAGACGGTAGATGTAGACAGCGTAATCGCCATCAACAGGATCAACAAGTGACAAGGTCACACTGCCACCTGTAACAGCGTCCGTGCCACTGGCATATAATCCGCCATCTAATAGCACAACGTATCCAACATCAGCATCACCAGCAATCAGTGCATCATCGCACGTAATCGTTATATCACCAGTACCTTCGACAAGCTCAGTAGGTGAGGCTTCAACTGTCAATAGAGCATGTCCGTTGAGAATCTCTTCAGCTGTTGTGATTAGCTCTGGCGTGTCATTTAGTAGCACAATGACGCTACAGTCTGCAGTTGATACGCCCGCCGTGTTGTCTGCTAGAATAGCGCGTGCCATAGCGTCTAGTGCTGTCGCGTCCCATATGATAGGGCTGGTTACAATTGTCGTCTCTTCCATTACTTCAACTCCCGTACTGCAAATAATAGGTGCAACCCTTCTAGTGTCAACGTTGCACCTGCCGCCTGTAACCGCCATTGCATTTTGAACGTGTGCGACCCTGCTGAAACACCATTGAACACATAACTGAATGATACATTTGACGAACCCGTATCGATATATTGTGTGACGGCGTTGCGAACCGTGCCGTCGTATACAATTGCAAAAACTCCTTGTATAGGTGTTCCGCCGGGTCTAGACGCATGACCTGTAAAAACAACTAGAATATCACCCCCGTCTGTTGTTAACGTCGTACTTAAATTTGTAGCGTCGATATCAACTAACGAGGTGCTTGTTGTTGTATAATCTGTTCCACTTCCCCGCGTGTATGTATATTCTGCGGGTGAATATGTCACTTCGTCATATAGGTATTGTGTGTTATCTGATAGATACGTGTTCATTTCGGCGGAACTGAGAACTTCACTGATCCACGTTTTAGGTGTTGTCCATGGCATAGTCTAGCCTTTCTAATAGCCTAGTATAATCTCATTACTATCTAGTATATCACGGTCAAGTGTAAAGTACGTTGTCACGTCTTTAGAGCGCAGGATGAAGGTGACACGATGCGCGCCGTTTGGAATATCGAGCTCATGCCGTTCGCCCATAACGATATATTCATTGGTGTGATTCACATCTGGATCAGTGATGGTGATGGCATCGCCTAAGTCAATCGCCATTATGTCAATGAAGTTATCTTCACGTAGCATGATGGTAACAGATTCAGCAATTCGACGCATCGGTGCATATTGTCGCACCATATAATCCGCCACTGATTGTGCGAACCGCTCTTCGAACATGTAGTTAATGGTGATGTTCGGTAGTGGTAGGTGATTGTTGAAGAATATTGACTCGGCATCTGTCGATTGCGCGTATTGCTGGTCATGCTGATAGATTGGTGTTCCTCGTACTTGTAACTTGGTTATGGTGTAATCGTTCCCTGTTGGGTTTCTGAAATAAATCTTGCCACCAGTTGCGTTTAGATCTGCACCGACATATGCCGCTTTTGTAACATTTACACCGCCGCTACTCGTTACGATTACGTCGGTATCTATAACAGGTTCGATAGTCGTTAATGCGCTCTGTATGTTGTCTTTGTTGTCTGGGTTTCGGAATTGTACGCCGATTGTTTCTCGAGATTCTGGTGGTATTGTTATTGGCAATTTCTGAGCTTCAAAAAGCACAGAGCCAGCCTCTCCGACTTCTCGAGGTGTATAGAATATCCTGACATCGTTGGAGACTGCTGATTGCTTAGTTGGCAAGGCGATGATGTCACTGGTCGTCAGTGTGATTTCTGATTGTGTGTTCGCATCATGATAGCGATTCTGGAAGTGGAACTTGTTGTCACGTGGATTGAAGTACAACCGCCCGAAGGCCTCACCCATGCAGACATCATACACATACGCCAAGCCATTCTGTAACAAGAGCTTGTCATTCTGTGGCTCTCTCAGGTTGTCTCCGACATACTCCAGAACACTGACACCTGTCTCTACCTCTACGAAATCATTGACGAATGTATCAGCATCATATAGCACACGGTTGATGGTATCAGATGGATTGATAATCGCTTGAATACCAACTGGCGGGTTAATTTTTGACACATCAAGGATGAAGAAGTTGGATGAGTAGGGCAGGTAGATGTCGGATTCCTTGAAGAAGTCAATGATTGCATCCGATGTACGCTTGTCCTGTTCGACGCTGGGCTCATACTGCACTGCTTGCAATCGGTGCATCGCATCACGTGCTGTTAAGATGGCAATCTGGTCGCCATACTTACCAACTGATGTGCGCATGCCAACGGTATAGAAGGTGTAGCTGTGCGTAATGCCATCCAGTGTCATGCTGAAGCGCAGCATAATCGATTGTGACAGCAGGTTATAGAACTCAGCACCGATGATGCCATTGCTACCTTCTGACTCGTAATTGAACGCGCCATCACGGTTGTCCAGCGTCAATTGCAAGGTGTTGGATGGAGCTACCAGAGCAGTGGCGTTCTGAGGTATCTGGTCGCCACTCTGGAAGCCTGTTGAAAATGTTAGACTGTCTCTGACACGGTTGGTGATGTCGCTCAATGGATGTGCGAAGTTACCATCACGCAGGATGTCCAGCTCTACGGTGTACTTAATCATTAGTAGTTCTCCAGCTGTACGGTGTACTTAATCATTAGTAGTTCTCCACACCAGATGGTGGTGCTGAACCCGGTTGATGTTGCGGATTCTGTTGCAAGTTATTCAGTGAGCCTTCACCTAGAACATAATCAAGTGCAGCAGAGTTACCACTGACGTTCACATCGATGTTCACTGTCGCATTCATTGTGCGATTTCTGAAGGTGTTAGCGACTGTTGATTGAATGGTACGCATCTTCTGGTCAATGTCAACGAAGTCAGCCTGTAATGTATCAACCTCTTCCAATGCTTGCTCAGAGATGAGACTCTCAATCGGTTGAAGCGCGCCACCATCTTCACCACTCAAGAATGATGGGAAATTTGTCGGTTGTCCGAATATGTTCTGATACGGCATCGTAGGTTGTACACCACCCATGCCGGGCAAGCCGATTTGCATGCCGGGTTGAAGTGTGCCATACGGTGCGAACATGCCAAGCATCGACTGTATCTGACTTGCTGGTATACCCATGTTAGCCAAGATACTCCACGGACTGTCTCCGGGCTGTACGGTATACGCGCCACCTGTACCAGCAGGAGCTGGCATTGGACCCGGTGTTGATGCTCTGACTGCATCTCTAACTAGTTGTATAATGTCATCATCTGACATGCCAAGGAATTCACCAGTCTGGAGCGCATTTTGCACAGCTTCTACCATACCGAATGACACTTGAGCACCCATCGACTTGGCGATGCGCGCAATCTCTGGTGAGATTTCATTCTCTACGACTTGCGCGAGTTCGGTGTCTTGTCCTGTTAGCAGTGCGAATTCAGATTGTAACATGCTTCTCAATTCTGAGTTGTCAATGTTGCCTAGAAGCATCTCAACGAGTCCAGTCTGTTGTGGATCACCTGCACCACGTCCGAGCAAGTCGTCTAGTGACATCAGCTTGATGTTGGCTAGTTTCTGCATATCGGCATATGACTGGCGAATCGATGCTTCAACATTTTGCCACTTGCCTTCAATATCATCAAGATAATCTAAGTATTCATTATCTCGCATGGTCGCTGCAACATCTCGCGTCTCTGCAATCCGTGCATACAGGTTATCAAATTCTGCAATCGTTGCTCTTAGATTGTCTTCATCCAGCACACTACCCGTTAATGACTGAACAGTCATAGCAGATAGCGTTGCCATTGACTGTTGCTCAGTCTCAATCATTGTTTTCAGCAACTCAAATCGCATCGCTGTATTTTCAAGGCGATTATTCATCATCGCGAGCTGTTCTTCTGTCATGCTGTATTGACCGTCAAGATTAGCATACTGTTGAGCCAGCAGTACAGAATAATAGTCACCCGGTTCATAAATTGTCCCAGCTGGAAGCGTCGGCAAGCCTGTTCGCTCATCGCTACCGATTTGCGTCTGTAATCGAAATGCCTCTTGTTGATAACGTTGCTCTGCGACCGCTGTCACTTGCGCACGCATTCGTTCAGCATCCTCAATATAACCCATCGCCTCAGCCATATCGGCAGCTGCTAAGCCACCTACAAGCCCAGCATCAATTTGCTGTTCGCCTGTCGTAAAAAATAGAGCTCCGATTGCAGCGGTTAGCTCTATAGTCGACGATGTGAAGCTGGAGAAGCTGTTATAATAGTCCTCCATGTTCGCTTTGGCTCTATTGACAGCTGTATCAGTCGCTGTGACTGCATCACCTAATCGCGCGATTGCTTCAGCACCGATGTCAAATGTCGCCATCTTGAATGCTTCTTCACGATTGAGTGCTTGTCCTGTCTCCAGCAACTGTTCCATCTCAGCTCGCACCTTAGCCGATGAGATACCGAAGGAGTCAAGACGCTCAACGGATTGATTCGCAAGCATCAATGCAAAATCGTCTATTGCTTGCCCAGCAGTCATCGTCGGACTTTTGAGCTTCACAGCCATGTCAATGAGTGATTGAACTTCTTGAGCGTTCTCAGCTAATCCCATGCGCATCAACTGATTAGCACCCGTCATCAAGTCCATCTCACTCACAACGCCGTTGGTGATTGATTTCAGGCTGTCGAGTAGTTGATACGACTGTTCAACATCACCTGTCAACTGTTGAAATATTTTGCGCGTTGCGTTGACAGATGTCCCGACGTTGTTCAATTCATTTGCTACACTGACAAATGCCGCACCTGCTGCAACCGCCGCACCTGCCATACCTGCCATGCCCATGACTTTGGTAAGACCGCCGATACCTCTGCCTGCTTGTTGTCCAGCATTATTGAGATTACTCATATTCTGTTGTACACGGCGCAAGTCGTCACTGGCGTTGTCTTGTCCCTCTATAACGATTGCAATTGTCTCTTTTGCCATAGTCGTTCCTAATTATGCAAGCTCAGGATTATCGGAATGTACTGTTCCAAGTACGTCTTGCCTTCATCGTTGGTGCTGATGTCCAGTAAGTCCTCTGCGAAGGCTGTGCGCTGTGCTTCATGGTCAATCCAACGATCCTTCTGCCAACTATCCAGCTCGAACCATTCATCTAGTCGCCATCTCATACGCTGGCAGATGCGCATCACAGATAATTCGTAATTACGGAAATCGGTTGATAGCGTCGGATGCGCTTACTCGCTTTCCATATAGCCAGACGTGTAATGCGTTGATTAATGCTGTGAAGGTGTCCGCATCAATGTCTTGGAATGCCTTCGCCTTGTCTAGCAGGTTGTCTGGCTCATCATCGCCCCAATCAATACCGCCACCATTCTCCAGCGCATAGACTAATCGAACAGCGTTGCGCAGGATGTTGGCTTCTTCATCAAGCTTGGCTTGTTCATCTGTGTCTTCGATGTACTTCTCTGGATTCTTCGGGTCTTTCTTCTTCGGAGCTCTGGCAGTCGTCACAAGCAAGCCGAGCTCATTCCACTTGTGATAGCCGATGCCAGCAAGCTCGAACGTCTCAATCACATCACCAGTGATATTCTTGAGCTCAACTGTGATAGTCTTCTCTTTATGCTCTTTAATCTTGAACATGAATGCTCTCCCTTAAGCGAAAATCGGGGCATAATGCCCCGAATCACTACGCTGTGTTACCTGTATAGTAGATGTCGACATACAGCTCTGTGGTGCTGTTCGCGAATCCGAACTCACAAATGTACTCGCCACCTGATAGTCCGCTCTGTGGTTCAATCTTGCCAGCATCTCCACCGACAACATACCGCGTGTTCGCAGTCAAGCCACCACCAACTGTGACGGTTGCGCCGTGTGTTGCCACAAGCACGTATTCACCATCAGCTGCTGCATGAAGAGCGATGCCATACGCCACTGCTGTTGCAGCCGCACTCGCATCGGCAGGCTTGACGCTGTTGCTGTCTGTCGGGTCAATGTACACGACATCATGCTTAGCGATCGTGCCACCTGCGACACGACATGCCATGTTCGCTTTATTGTCAGGAATTGCGACACCTGTGAAGGTTACGTTAGCCATAGGTTATCCTTAAGCAATTGTTGTCTCTGTGACTGGTCCATCGATGTTCAGTGTCACAGATAAGGTCTGAGGGTCTCCAGCACCAGCGGTTGCGTTAACAAGTTGAACTGAACCGCCAGCACGGACTTCGAAGTCGAACTGAGTCGACCCGCTTGTACCATCAGGCTTCTGAATTTGCATACTGCGAACGCCTGCCTTGTTGCTTGCATGAAGCAACCATTCACGCATGTAGCCTGCGAATGATGTTGCACTGGTGTCATCGTAGAAGTTGACTGTCACAGTGCCCATGATGCCACCTTCAAGGCTGTCTGCCCATCGGTCGCCAAGTGTATGGAATTGACCGCCATTGACAGTCATGTCCATTGTCACGGATTGAATGGATGTACTCACATCCTGAAGCGTGTCTGACGCATTGTCGAACTTCACGACAGCGTCATGTTGTGCGAATTTAGCCATTATAGTTCCTCGCGTGTAGTTGATTTGATAATACCGACATCAACAAGTCGTTGATAGTCTGGATGCGTTGTATCCACGATGTCGATTGCATATCCAAGCAGTACATTGATGTCATTCTGTGGACGCTTCGCAAGGAATCCGTCACGCCAGACAACGCCATCAATTGTCACCTGTTCCGCGTTGATTGCGTCAGGATTGTCACTGCAAAATGCACCAATGTATAACTTCTCATTCGTGCGGATGTGCGACAGGTTACGTGTTACCTTGTAGATTGTCATTCTATGATTTCCTTCATCGTTAACGTCATCAGACAGCCATAGTAGATGTTCTCTGAATTGTCAGGGAACTCATAGGCATTCCATTCATAGTCAATTGCTTCAATCTTCACGTTGTCCACAAGCGACATGTTCGGTCTGATTGCATCGATGTAGTTAGATGTATAGTCGATTAATTCAGGCAAGGCGTTATGGATACTTGTACCACGCTTGACGCTATCGAATAACAGCAAGTCCGCTATCAGCCATGTGATGACAACTGTGCCATTATCGCCAAATGAGACACGCTCCATAGATTGTCCTTCACTCTGCAATATCTGCATTGGAAAGATGACACGCGCTGGTGTACCTCTGATGGATGATGTTGCATTGTCAATACCATATACAACAGGTGTCTTGGTTGTCGTGTTGACTGCGATGCCTGCTAAGGCGTTGACGCATGACTTGATCTGGCTCATATTGCAATCCCTGACAAGCGGATGTACGGCTTCAACATCATGTTGATGTCTGCTGGCATCGGCTCTGGTGTGTCTTGGTCATTCTGGCGAACCCAGTGCAATATCAACTGAATGGCAACTTGCTTGATGGCATCTGGTGGTGTTGTGGAGTATCCCCAATAACCAACGATGCTAATGGCATCTTCCGGGCTGTCCTCGTAATCCCACACCACATCGGTGTCTGTCTTCAATTGCAACCCGTAGAAGGGTGCGTGATTGCGAGGCATGGTGACGTAATTACTTGATGCAATCACATCACCTGTACCGTTAGTCACCACTAGGCTGTCAGTTGTCGCAAGGTACTCATCGAAGTACAGCTTGAATCCATCAGTCTGTAACATGTAATCGAACTTACGCTCGCTGGTGTTACTGACTTCGAACACATTGTTCGTGATGGTCTCAATTGTATTCTGAGCACGTGGTATGAGCGATGTAATCAGTCCATCATGGAACGTATCACTCGCGTCATATCCGCCTTGTTGCTTAACCTCTGCTAGTGTGACGTATGCCATAGTCTAGCCGATGATTTCATCAACACTCGCAAGGTCAAGCCCTGCGGTGTCGCTATAGTGTGCTGGTTCGCCAAGTACGATGACTGCCAAGTCGCATGCAGCAGTTCCGACAATCACTTCAGCTTCAAGGAATTGCAAGCCTTGTGCAGCTGCTTCTTCTGCTGATACTTCGATGATGACTTGCTTGTCGCTGTCAGTACCTGCTTGTGTCAGTTGTGTTGCGTCCTTGCCTGTCACCAGTGTTGCGTGACTGCCCGGATTAGTTGATGCGCCACCGTTGATTTCGAAGTCGATGGTTGCGCTTGAACCCATCTCACCAACGCTCAGGATGAAGAGGACACGGCGGAAGTTGCTCATGTCAATTTCGTCTGACTGGTAGGTGTCCGCGCTGTATGCGTCTGGGTCAATTGTCCCGATGAGTGCGAGACGTTCGTTGAGTTGTGAAATGCTAGCCATATGCTGTGCTCCTAGTCGTTGAAGTTAACGTATGCGGATACTTCGTAAGCCGAGCCCGGTCCACCAAGTGTGATGGTATTTTGCAACCATGGCTTACCGTCGAGTTCTTGACCGAAGCGCCATGCGTCTTGACCTGTGTCGAAGAAGCGGTGTTCGGAGTAGTCTACATACAAGCCACCGAATTCGAACAGTGCGTATGCGCCCAAGTCAGCAAGAACAACACAACCGCTCGCGTCAGCTTGTGGCAAGTGTTCGCTGAAGTAGATAGGGTAGCCACTCAATGTCTGTGGTTGACCACCTGCGATATTTTGCAACCATACCGCACCACCTGTACCGACTTCCAACTTCATCAAGTCAGTCATCATTGATGGGTGCATGATCCATGCCACACGTCCTTGCAATGTCTTGAGACGTGCTGTCATTTTCGCAACGTCGTCAACCTTGAAGGTGCTGTTGGTGGTTGGTGTCACGTCAATCAACGCATCGGCATTCAAGATACCAAGTGGTTGCGCGTTACCTGTACCGTTCAGGATGAAGTATTCCAATTTGCTCTGGTATGCAACACTGATGAGGTTGCGAAGCAAGGATTCAAGTGCAGGTACAGATTGTACCATTTTGCGTGATGCCTTCACCAAGCCACTGACAGCATCATTGGTGCTGAATGTTACTTGGTCGAAGCTACCATCTGTCTCTGTGTAGCTACCACCTTCGGCGCGATTCGCTGTTGTGATACCAGATGCCATCGCTGTGTCACCAACGCCAGCTGTTGGAGCTGTGAACATGTCGAGGCTTGGATATGTACCAGCAGGACTAGAGACGTTCATGCGCGATACACCAGCAACGACTGCGCTGTTCTGAATCGCAATTTGTACCATTTCATTGTAGAAGGTATCTGGCACAAGGTAGCCACCATCAGCACCGCTTCCGCTTGTCTGTGCTTTGTAGCTTCCATAGATTTTGTTCAAGCGTTTCTCATCGCCACGCTTCACTGCCATCGCCCAGTCGCCAAATGACTTGATGTTGCTGTCAGCAGTACCGCCATCTACTGTGAAGTAGCCTGATTTGCGGATTGCTGGGCTATCTTCCATGTGTGCTGTGATTTTAGCAAGCGCATCAGACAAGCCCTTAACGGTTGCCTTCATGTCTTCTTGGCTTTCCATCACACCTTTGATTGCATTGTCAATTGCGCCTTGAACGCCGTTGTCGGTTGCTTCAGGCTTGACGTTTTGAGTTTCATCACTCATGTGTTCACCTCGTGTAATTTGAATATGTAAGTTGTTCGCATCACCTTCGGTTGCCTTCGTCTCACCGACCTCTGCAACGTTCAATTCTGCATCATTACTCTGACTAAGTGGCAACAGCTTCAAGCCCTTGTAGGTCGCCTTGTTACGGTAGTCTGCTGGTGTGTGTGTCAGACTGGCATCTGCGCCTAAGCTCCACGTCTTCACATGGTACGCATTGCCTGTCTTCTCGCGCTCTACTAAGTGCGATGGTACACCACTTGACCAACCGAGGCTCTTGCCTTCCTTCTGTCGCGCCTTAATCAGTTCTATAACCATCTTATCATAAGCATCGGCTTCGTCAAGCTTGCCACGAATCCACACGCCCATGTCGTCTTGACCAATCTCTGCCTTGATGCCACGATTCAGCTTGTGTGTCTTCAGCACAGGATCGAAGCCATGATTGAAGTACATTGTCGCTGTACCCTTGCCTTCAACCAAGTCGAAATCGGTCTTGCTAGTGAAATAGTCGCCATCGAAATCGGCTTCATCAGGCGACCCGTACAGCACCAAGTAACCTGACACTTCATTGTTCTCAGTCATCTTGACATTGCTACCAAGATGAATCAGTTGGTTCTCATTCATCGTAAGCTCTTTCTAATCTCATTACGGACAATACCAGTGATGCGCTGTTCATTCTTGCGCACAACATAATTGACGCTGTGCATGCGCCATACACGTCGGAAGTAACGATTACGCTTGTCACCTTGTACGTATTCCATATATCCGACGTTGTTGCCAAGCTCTGCCACGAATCCACCCGAGCGCAACTTGAACGCCCACTTCTTCTTCAAGTCGTTGGTACGCTTGTATGTCGTTCCGGGTAGCTGGCGAGGATACTCTCGCACCTTCGCAATCAAGTCAGTGGCACTTGCTGTGATACCACGCTTCAAGCCTTCCATCTGCTTGGCACGTTGCAACAGGTTGTTGACACGTGGAATGCCTGTGATACGGATGTCAATTTGCATTATGCACCTTCTATCGGCTCATCGTACTCAAATGATACAACACATCTGCAATTCACGTGCGCAGGTGGTAAGCCCATGCCATCGAAGCGCACATTCGAGCCAGTCGTCTCCGACCGCTTGCCATCCAGTGGTGCGCATATCGGACAGACAAGTTCATCGCGTCCAGTCTGCCATACACCACGCATCGTCACGCCTTGTGATGACAGCTCATCAATAACAGGCTTCTGTCCTTCATTCGCAGCACGTGTCGTCTCTGTGACTGCGATCTGCTCTGCCTTCGCTGGACTGTACAGTCTACCGACGCGCTCTGTCAGTCCTGCTCTGTCAATCTCACCTTCGAAGAAGCGTACAATGTCCTTCTGTACAACTTCACGGCGATAGTCCACCATGTCACCAGCAATGCGTGGCACATAGTTACGCGCCCACTCAACAGCGCCTTGATTAATGACATCTACTGACACGCCTGTGAAGCCACTACTCGCCATCATCGCGCCTGACGCTTCAATGAATGTGCGTTCCAGTGGTGTCTGGAGTACCTGTTGCAATTCTGTCGCAATCTCACGGTAGACCTCTGGTGTCAGGTTGTCCAGATTCGGTGGGTCGCCAATGAGCTCAAGGATGCGACGGCGTGTGCGACTATTGAACTGTGCGACATCGCGTGCCAGCGCAGATTCAAGCTCGCGTCGTCTCTCATCACTAATAGGCATCTGCTGTCCTCTCATGGTTGTGCTTGTGTATATCAATTGCGCCATCAAATATCATGTCAATCTCATCGCGTGATTGCGCGTCTTCTAACTGTGCTGTGATGGCAGAATGAAGCACCACTGGAATGTAATCAGATTCAAAGTCCACGTTCGCAGAGCCCTTCGACTTGTACGCCTTGCTTGCCTTGCGTCGCCACTTGTCCAGATGACTGCTGAATAAGTCTGACACGCTCTTCTCTGCTTCATCGGCTGTCAACATCTGCTCACGGCGTGCTGTCGCCCATGTGTACCCAGCATCACCACCCCACAGCATCCATGCGATGTATCCATTCGTTGGATTCGATGGGTCGCCCCAACCATCGCGCTTGTCAACCTCATGCCGTCTGAAGTAGCTGTACATGCTCAATACGTCTGGTGGTAGAATCTCACGTCCACCTGCAATCTGTCGTCCACGCGCCAAGCCGACACGTGTGCCACCACGTCCGAACTCTTCACGCAGTTCAAGCCCACGACGCGCATTGTCTCGCATAGTGTCGTTCGGATAGAAATCAATGTGACGATACTGCGCAGGTATCGGCTTGATGTCCTTGCGTTCATCGTCTGGCTTGTAGCCATCAAGTTCTATCTCATCCATCTCATCATCATCGACAAGCTGAGCTTCTGGTATCTCTGGCTCTTCAATCTCCATCTCATCAGGCTCTTCCATGTCGTCATCCATGTTGACACCTAGACGCTCCCACTGGTCGTCTGTCAGGTCGTAGCCTAGCACTTCCATTGCCAGCGTCAACGGCATGCCAACATTCACAAGATTCAACAGCGAACCACTACGCATCGCCTCGTCTGTCTGGAATACTTCCAACTGTTGCTCTCTGAAGATGAGCTCACCATCAATGTCGTAGTGGTCGAAGTACCGATTGAACATGGATTCAATCTTGCGTGCCAACGGTATGATTGTCTTCTCGTAGAAGTGGCGATTGTCCTGCTGTGCTGTTGCGAAGTTCGTGGCATTGCTGAATAGCAGTGACTGTGGAATACCAAGTGCCGTGCTGATGTCCTCGCGCTTCGCTGTTGTTAGCTCTGGCACTGCCAACTCTGACATCGGTGAGCCGATTGTCTCGAACTCAATGTTCGTACCCACAGGAGCGACACGGTGCGCTGTCTGGTTACCACGCCCGAACAGTCTGTCTAGTATGCTCTTGGTGCGTTCCTGCTCTGATTCTGGATACGCTTGGAAGTCTTCAATCTTGGCGATGGTTGGATTAATTGCGCCTGCTTCGAAGTACTTGACAGCGTGTTCATCGATGGATGACAGCAAGCCACTGGCACGGATTGCAGCAGTCGCTGGCGCATCACCTATGGCAATCTCTGACGTGCGTGATGGTATCCATGCGTGTGCCAGTTCGCCAACCTCATAGAAGTATTTCTGATTATCGCGCAGGTTACGCTCGAATCCGACAAGCCCTTCAGTCGCATCTGTAATCAGCTTGATTGTCTTCGGATGGAAGCGTCTCATGGTACGATTGCCACCCATCGCATTCTCTTCCATACATGCGAACATCGCACCAGCAAGCAAGTAATCACCTACAAGCTCATTGAGGATGGTTGCGAAGTCAATCTTCACATTCGCATATTCCAACGCATCATCATCGCGTGGCAGGTTGACGATCGCCTCGGCAATCACGTTGATGCCACGATATAGCCACGGTACATGCTTGGCTAAATCATAGACGTTGCCATCGGTTGGATCACCGAACACGCTTGTCCATGCCTCTGGTGGCATGTTACGAATCGGAATAGACTTCACGCCGTTCACGGTTGTCATCTTAATATCAGTCATCAAATAAATACCCTCGCTGGAATCGTTCGTGCCTTATTAGCCAATGCCAATGCAATGACTGTATCATCGTGCATGCCATTCGGTGCTGTATAGCGATAATTACCAGATGGCAACCGCTCAATGCTGAATGCTTGCAACTCATTCAATAATATCTGATTATCAGGAATACCGATACTTTCCTGCTCAAATGCCAACGCCAAGCTATTGATAATCTCTTGCTTGCTCTGCGCTGTTGTCTTGAATGGCTTCACAGGTAAGCCCATCTTGCGAAGCTCCTCAATGTTCGGGTCACCGATACTATTCTGCTCGGCTAAGATTGTGAATGGCTTCAATCGCTGGTACATCGCGTTCAAGCGTCCACGTTGCAATGTCCAGTCTATCTGATTGAATCTATCCATCTCAATCACGTGCCCGGTGTCCACATCAATTGCCACGACAACGGTGTAATCATTCGCACGCCCCCAGTCCACTCCGAAGGCGACGCGCTTGGCATTCTCTGGAGCAGGTTGGATGCACGCGCGCAGGTTACGGAACACCGCACCGCCATCATCAAGGAACTCTGCCATGTACTCCTGACGGAACACACGCTCTGGTGTATTGCGCTTGATGTCTTCTAGCTCATCATGGTCAATCATCGGATTGTCGTAACTTGTGAAGTGCCATGCCTTCCAGTTCGGTTGCTCTGGGTCAAGTCCATTCTGGTATAACTCGAAGAACCAATTGCGTCCGTTGGTTGATGACAAGAAGTCAGCCGAGCCCTTCGATTCCAGCAACATCGGACGGATGATGAATGGAAATACATTGCCATCAATGAAGGCGCACTCATCGAATATCGCATGATCCAGACCTTGACCACGCAACTCGGAATCTGCGCTCTTCACAGACAAGAAGCCACCTGATGGAAATTGGATGAGTCGCTCTGACTTGTTGATGTATACGCCTGTCATCGTTCGGAAGATGTTCTCGAAATCACGGAAGATGCGCTGTCCTGTATTGTACGTCGGCATAATCCACCACACACGCTTGTACAAGGCACGCTGTATCGCACGTATCTTGAATGCCTCTGTCTTACCAAATCGACGACCAGCAACGCATACATTGAAGCGCGTCCTGCTGTTGATGATGTCAATCTGGTTGATGTGTGGCTTAATCGGTAGTTGTAATTTCATCAGGATACACGAACTCAATCTTCAAGGAATTGCCATCAGCTCCACTGTGCTCATGGCGTTCGGTGTAACCACGCTCCTTGCCGATTGTCTTCAATGCGAATATTGTTGCTGTCACGTCGCCATCCAATATCTTGTTGTGCAACGTCATCTCTGCCATATCTAAGAAGCCAGCGCGTGCGTCCGTGACTGCTTGTTGACAGATGTCGTACCGCTCAATATAACGGTACACTGTCTTGCGATCACATCCGAGCTTCTTCGCTGTGTACGTGATGAAGCCCTTCGTCTCTATGATTGCATCTGCTACTTCTTGAGCAGTATATCTCTGTGCCATAATTCCACCTTTTTATAGTGTGACATGTGACGCTACGCATCTTCAATCGGTGGCTCTGGTATCGTTAAGTCGTTCTTGCGTAGCTCATGTTCAAGCTGTGCCACCCGTGCTCTCAATAGCTTAATCTGCTCGGCTTGCTGATTCTTGTAGGTCTCGAGTTCGGCGTTGCGTGTCTCCAAGTCCTGCAATCGACTTGACATCGCCGCTATGGTGCGCTCGTTCTCATCGACTCTGTCCATTAGCCTCCGCATCATTTCCGTCTGTGTTGCTGTCACGTCCAATGACTGCCCAAGCATAGAATCTTCCTCGGGCTCTGCGCTCATCAGCTTTTCGGATTTCACAATCGCTCTGATGATGACTGCAACGATTGCGCCAACCGTACCAGCAACTGCAATCGCATTTTCTAGGTTCATGTTGTCCATTGTGTTCTGTGTCCATATTTAACCTAATCTAAAAATGACCGCATGGTACGGTTCATCTCCATTATAACATATGCGTCAATAATCATTCTTGGAGTCCTTCCACTCATCGTATCCGTCCTTGTGACTGATGTCTTGCTTGTACATGTAATTCGATAGCCGATGCAATTCTTCCTTCTCATCATCCGTCAAGTGGTACAAGCCACGCTCCATTGATTCAAGCGGGTAGTATACAATCTGCTTCCCGACTGCTGTGAAGTTGTCCTTCACCAATGGGTAGTTCAATGTCTTGTTGCGCCACTGGATAGTAGTGGGACGCTCTAACACAGACAACCAATTGCCATACACCTCACCAAGCACTTCATCCACGAACATCAAGTACAATGGAATCTTGTGTTGCTTGACAATCTGCTGGTACACGTCGCGGTGTGCGATGCTGATACCAGTGTCTGGGCATCCCTTGCCTACAAATTCAGGCTTGGAATAGCGTGCGGATACTGCCTTGACATCCATTGCGATGATGTTGAAGCTATCACGTCTAATCAAGAGGCGGTCAACAGGATGCGGGCCTTCAGTCTTGATGGGATACACGTGATACAATCCCTGATCGTGGACAAGTCTATCAACTAAGGCTTCAGCATAATCACCCTTCGTTGCCATGATGGTGTCTTCAAATTTACGTGGCATCTCATTCTCCTACTCTCGCCTTCGATTCAATGTATGATTGCTCATCAGCATCAACCAAGATACACCGACGGTTGAGCTCACGTGACGCGATGCCTGTGCTTCCACTACCAGAGAAGAAGTCCAGCACCAAGTCGCCCGGAGCAGTGTGCGCCTTGATGATGCGTTCCAATGCGCCCTGTGGCTTCGGTGTGTAGTGCAATGTCTCCTTGCGTGTCAGTTGCTCTGGTATATCTGTCCAGACGTTGGTGATGCGCTTGAATTCACTCTTCACAGCGTAGCCACCCATGCCAACCTTGAACTGATTCGGTTCATCGCCATACTGCTCATCAAGATTCCAGATGAACTGGTTATTATCCTTGACGTACCATAGAAGCTCTTCACGTGTGTATAACCAACCTCGCACTGTACCGCGTCCACGTCGCTTCTGCCATGTAATCCAGTCACGGAAGATGAAGCCGAGCTTGTCCAGCAGTAGCTTCTGATGAATAATCGAATCACTATTCGCACCGATTGTCCCCCAGATGTAGAAGTTAGCAGTGGGCTTCATGACGCGCAATGACTCAACCATCCATTGCTCACACCATACGAGGTAGTCGTCTATAGACTGCCACTGATTATCCCAGTCATCATCGACAACGTTGTAATACGGTGGGTCAATCAGTATGAGGTCAATGGATTCATCTGGTAAGGTGCGCAGGAATTCAGTGCAATCGGCATGATGGACTTGGATGTCATCAGGTAGAATGGCGGTGCTTGCCTTGATGGCGAGTGATTCCTTCAATGACTCCCTGTCTGCATCCTTGCGTTGAAGCTCAATCAGCTTGTGATAGCGTGCGATGCTCTCCAGCGCGTCCAGTACCTGCTTGTATGATGCCTCTGCGAAATCAAGCCAGTCATCCATCTCCTCGCCATAATGGAAGCCACCTGTTGTCGCAATCTCTTCGAAGGTGTCATTACTGCCATCCTTGCCAGTGCTCTTGTACAGCCGTGACAGCACAGCAACCTTGTCCGCATCATCACCAGCGTACTTCAAGGCGACATCAATAACAGGTTGTGGTTGCGACTTCATGGCATTGGACAGCAACGATGCGCGATGTATGCTGATGTCACCAGAGCGCGCCTTATCCTTGATGGCATCTGGTGCGTCGTTGAGCACTTGCTTCACCTTGTAGATGTTGCCTGCTGATGTCTCGGCAATGCGTGCAAGTTCCTTCTGTGTCTTGATAGCGTCCGAACTTTCTATCAAATTTGATAGAATGTCTGTGCGCTGTCCTTGATTCTGCTTAGCCATCTCTGCGATTGTAGATTCCATCTGCAATGCCAGCTCAGTACGGTTGAATGGTGTCAGGTTACGGCGTGCCAACTGATTGCGAATCATCCATAGCTTCACTTCCTGACGACTAGCGAACTCCTTATATATTGTCTTGAATGCTATGGTGTGCTTGTGGCAGATTGCGAAGCGGTTGTGTCCATCAATCAACACGTCGCCATCCTCTGTCTCCCAGACAACAAGCGCATCACGACAACCTTCTTGCAGAATAGATTCTTCCAGCTTCTGGAGCTCTTCTGCTTGCAGTGGTGGAATCAGTGCCTTAAATTCTGGATCAATAATCATGTGTTGTCCTCATCTAAAATAATGTAATCCTGCTGTTGCTTCTGTGCGTCAATCATACCATTTGCGAATGCGGACATGCTGTTAAGGTATGCTTGCTCCGATGGTTGCATAGAGCGTTGCCACTGATTGTCTGCGATGATGTATCGCCACCCAGTGGCATCCTTCAGTGTGATGATTGTCACGTGCGGACGCTTGTACGTGCGAATCTCTTCATAGACATCTTGCATCCTGCCATTATAGCGTGCGCAGATGTCCTCGATGTCGTTGTCGTCTAAGGCGAACCATTCACCATCGACGCGCTTGTGTTCATAGTCTGTATGTAGTCGCTTCTCCATTACGTGCCTGTCCTGTGTTCGAATTAATACAGCATAGCGCACATCCAGTGGCAACTTGACACCGAATGTACGCAGTCTATTCTCTGGGTTGCTGGTCTTGCCTATCTTGTAGTAATCTGTACCGATGCCTTGAAGGACGTATACCCAGCCAGATCGTTGTTGCTTACGTCCTTCAATAGTCACTTTTCATTGCGCCGTCACTAGTTGGTATTGCTTGATGGCATCGCGTGCTAATCTGTCCTTGTCGAACCATGTCATCCAGTAGAAGTATTCCAACCGTGCCATTGTCGTTCGGTGTACTGGTGTGAATCCATGGTATTCGTAGATTTTACAAATGTAGTTGTTGATCGTGGTACGTGACAAATCAAGCTCACGCTCCATGTCTGGTGCTGACATATACGGTGCATCAACCCAGAGACGCAGGACACGCTGGTAACGTTCTGGCATGTCCTTCTTCAAATGCCGTGTCTTAACTTTGATGTAGCCTAGCCGATGGAATAACGTGACGCGCTTGAACGTGCCATGAGGCTCTAAGCGATCTAGCATATACATCATTGTTCCGCGATGGACGTATATGTTGTCGACAATGTCCTGATCACGCGCCAACGGATTCGTGTACAACTCACGTAATATGAGATTCCATGTCGGGTTCGATGTGTACATTATCGCTCCTATATCGGCTCTGTCATGATACAGACATCCGTTGAAGTACGTTGTATTGCATCTTCGCGTCACGTGCGAGGCGTTCGGTGTCGAACCATCCCATGTGTGCATAGAATCCGTGGCGACTACGATTGCGTGTCTCAGACATCGGCATGCCAAAATAGTTGTATGTATATTTCATGGTCATTGTCATGGTATGTGTCGTGTAGCCTGCGATTTCTGCCAAATGTCGCAACGACCCTGATGGTGCTTGTTGCATGGCACGCAATGTGCTGTTAACCATCGCAGAGCCACCCTCTGGCATGACATCTGGTAGTTCGATGTAGCCGAGCATGTGATACAACTGCACACGCGATTGTGTGTGTAGCCCTAACTGTGCAGCAGTGTATGAAACTGCCGACACTGATGTGTATAGCGTATTAGCAATGTCCACATCACGTGCCAGCGGATTCGTGTACATGTACAATAGTATCTGTAACTGCGATGCTGTCATGCCTTGCTTGTATAGTGGTCTCATGTTCTCTCCTGTAGTGCTTCAAATTGTGCGTGCGCATCGTCTGCCAATCGGTGCATGTCGAACCAGCCCATGTACCAGTAGAAGCCGAGGCGTTGGTACGCTTTCGGACGGAATTTTCGTGTGTACCCGAGCTTGTCATACATCCTGTAGATGCGATTGCTCATCGTCTTCTCAGGTACTCCAAAATGTGCGGCGGTGTCTTTTTGCGTTGCGCCCGGGTTGACGCGCCAATAATTCAGAATCTTCTGTGGCAGGTGCTTCGGTACATGCACATAACCCAACCGTGTCAACATCGCAATTCGTGATGATGTCGAGCCATTCTGATCCCATAGCGCGGCGTGGTATGTCATGTTTGAGCAATACGTCTGTGCTATAACCTCGCCTCGCGTCGCAAATGGATGCGTATAGATGTAATACAGCACCTGTTGACGTGCGAATGTCGATTCACGTGGAAATAGTCGAGGTGGGCGCGGTTTTTCGTTCTCACGTTGTAGCCATACCGCATCACGGTTCATCTTCGCACGGTTCAACCATCCCATGTGCGCATAGAATTCAATGCGTCGGTGGTCGCCTCGCGTTTTCGGGTCTGGTACAAATCCATTGGCAACTGCGAGCTCATTCACCAGCCGTGACACGTAATCACGTACAATGCC